TTTTTCAGCGTCGACTGCATCGCGTCTATCTTTTTGCTCACCCCCAAATTGGGGTTTCCCATGGCCCAGAACTGCGGATCCGCCGGATCACAATCCGCTGGCGGCTCTGCGATATAGCCAAAGAAAGCATCATCTTCGACCCCGCCCCGCAACACGCTTTCGCCGTAGTCACGCAGCTCACCGCAGAGAGAAGCCCGGTCCTGCCCCGCTGTGGTAATCACCCAATCGATCGGCTGTGCCCGTGCGATCATGCTTTCAACAATCGTGTCGGCAAGCTCGCGATCGGTCCAGCGGTGCATTTCGTCCCGCGCCAGAAAGCTGGGGTTAATCCCATCCGAGGAATCGCCATCCCGACTGAGGCAGGCAATCAGACCGTCTGTTTTGGCAGTCTCGATCGCGGTGCGCGAGACATCCATGAATTCACGCAACAGCGGCGATCGCTTGATCATCCGCTTCATTTCTTTGAACAGCAGCCCCGCCTGGTTCTTGGTGGTGGCCGCGCAATAGCCCTGCGGCGCCGCCTCACCATCAAACAACTGGGTATAGAGCATCGGCACCGCCGTATCCGTGGTTTTGCCGTTCTTCTTTCCCACCTGATGATAGGTGGACTGGAACCGGCGCAGCCCCGTTTCCGATCGCTTCCAGCCAAAGACAGAGCCATGCCTAAATTCCTGCCAGGGTTCCAGCTTCAGAGGCTGGCCAGCCATCGGCCCGGTTGTGTGCTGCAGCATGCCGCCCCAGTTGATAATCCGGCTGGCGGCCTGGCAATCAAAATACAGCCCGCGATCGGCCCCGGTTTCCAGATCCATCAGGTGGCGCTCGCAGGCCATCCGCACCAGATCACCCGCAACTACATCCCCCTCAACAACCCCCAGAGCGTAGCGGCTGACAGGGTGGTCAATCGGTTCCATTCAGCTGCGCCATGACCTGATCAAACAGATCCCCCTGGCCACCTGCGCCAAGCCGCGCCTCATCTACAGGAGACAACCCGAACAAAGCCGATTCTCTCCGCATCGCATTCATCGATGTCTCCTGCAGTTTCAATGATGGATGCTGGCGTTTTTGGTTACCATTCCGGCCCACACCCGTGTCATAGAAATGGCCCTCCATTGCTATGGTATTGGTAGAGGTGATGAAGTTTGCGACCGCCTCGCAGTAGCTGGCGAACTGGAATTTATAAAGCAGCTCCATCCGATCTTTTTTTACCAACTCCGGCACCAGCTCGTCCCAAACATCGCGGGCGAGATTCCCCAGCCACTCCGGCGCGGCCGGGATTTTCTTTTCGATATTCCCCTTCATGGGGATGACATTTTGCAGATCCGGCTTGCGTCCCTTCATCCTTCATCCCTCCTTTCAAAGTGGGTTTTTTTCTCCAATTTCCCGGTCGCGTAAAAAAAGGTTATCCCGCCGGTTTGTCTCTGGGGGCGTCAGTTTTCAGATACCCCCCCTATCGGTGGAACACCTCACGCGCCGTCTTTCGGCTGTGGCATCGGTGGCAAAGGCTCTGCCAATTCCTGCGGTCCCAAAACAATTTGCGATCGCCCTTGTGCGGCGTGATGTGATCCACATCCGTGGCCACCTCAACAACGCCCAACTCATCGCAGTCCTTGCAGATCGGATGCTGGCAAAGATGAACCAGCCGCGCCGCCTTCCATTTGGGATCCGCGTACAACCGCCGCGCGGCGATCGCGGCAGGCGAAGTCTGCGCCTGTTCGCGCCGTGCTTTCAGCTTGGCCTTGCGCCGCGCCTCATGCTCTTCGCAATGCGACAGCCCAGGCAAAGCGATATCATCGCAACCTGCCGCCACGCAGATCTTCGATCGCGCCACCGGATATCCCCAAAACTGTTTGAAAGCCCACAACGCAAAAACGCCCGCCGGTTTCCCGTGGGCGCATTTGTTGATGATGCTCTATTCATGCTCTGCAGGTGGGTTAAGTGTCAACACCATTTTTCATGGAAGCCAAATCAAACCCTTGCATTCGATCCAGAGCAGCGCAGAGAGACAACCGCAAAGCCTTTGACGCACCACCATCTTTTGACCAACCATGGGCCTGAAGAACCTGAAGGATCGACATGTCACCGAGGCAAATCATGTCAACCAATTTGCGCACATAGATTGCCCTGCGCTTTACCCCACCATTCTTTGATGGCCTGATCCGCCTGACCTCCTTTGCCAGCCCATCGCCAATGCGGCGATGCAAAGCCCGCAACCGCTGAAAGTCCCGAAAGATTGCAGCCTCTCGATCGCCGCCACCACCGCCACCACCGGAATGAAAAGCCTCAAGAGACGAACATTTGACACCAGACGCACTGACCCGCTCGACCAGCGCCGCATAGTCTCGCGCCGCGCTGATCTGACCCGGTGTAAACAATGCGCTATAGGCCTGCGAATCCTGCCCTGCCGAGGCCCGCCTGACTTCTGCCGCCCGATGCGCCTTTAGTGAAGCCCGCTCCATCGCATCGAACGCATCTGCAACCCGCGCGGCATCCCGGCCCGCCTCACCAGTCTTGACCGAGACAAAGCCGCCACATTCGGTCTGGCGCATTTCGCGCGGCGTAAAGCGCATCATTGGCCCACGGCCTGGGGCCATCGGTATCTCTGGACCACATTCAACCGGGACGCAGCCGCGCGCCTTGATCTTTGCAATGCGCTCCGCCTCTTCCTGCAGACGCGCCACACCGGCAGAGGTCACAATTACCACCTGGTCATTCATTGCTGCACCTCAATTTCTTCCAGAATCCGTCGGCACTTTTGAGCCGCAGCCGCGCGCATTTCCATCAATTTTCGATCAGGTTCAGGGATCGCATGGCCGCGCTCTTCAAGCTCCTTTGCCTTGGCAATCCGGTGCCGCGCAGCCTCGGCCCTTTCCTTAATATCAGTCAGGTAGGACCCTTTCGGCCAAATCCTGTACTTGCGTAAATGTGACAGAAGTTCTGGCCCCCAGTCTTCGGCCATTGCCTCCCGGCCAAGGTCACCGGAGAACGCGGCAAGCATCAGCGGCGAGGCCCCCTCATCAGGTCTTTGAATATCCGCACCCCAAGCGAGGATCTTTGCCGCAATCGGAAACCGCGAACCATCCTTACCACCTGGTCGCACTGCCGCCTGATCAGCCAAGGCCTTGAGGTTCATATCGGTCATGTAGGACAAGCGACCGCATAGCTCATCAACCATTTCATCGAACTGCTTAACCGTCATTCCCGTTGGCCGACGCAACCCCAAACGCAGCAGAGGTTCCACCAGATGCACCCTGACTCTCTTCTTTGCTTCTTTCAGGTCTGTTGACCCCATCGCCTCTAACCTTTTCTCTGCATTCCTACTTATCCACAGCCAAACCCGGCCAATTGCGTTACGCCTGCAGTTATCTTTTCATTATCATTTTCTTCTCTTCTCCTTTCAGAACCGCGTTTTTTGGAAGAAAAAAACTGCCAAAATCTTCCGCCGGAATTCCGTTTTCTTCCGGCGGAAGATTTCTGGAAGAAAATCACTCACGCGATGACAGCGCATTCAGCGCCTCTTTCACTCGCGTCACTGTGCAACTTCCGCCCGGATACTCGCTCGCGATCCAGCTGCTGATTTGTTCAACCATCGACTGGCTCTCAGCGAACCGGCCACCGCCTGGGATATCGCTGACAAGGATCTTACGGATGCTGGCAAAGCGCTTGCGCTCGCGATCATTGGCATTTGCGGCCGCGTTGCGCTTTTTGGAATTGACCGCCTTCAGCGCGATCTCGGTCACCACGGGATGATGCAGCCGCTGCACCCCATCACAAAGGCAGGGCGCCCAATTGTGCAGCGGGCCAACCTCACGCTTGCACAGGCTGTCAAATACCTCCTGAGGTAATCCCACCAGTTTTGCCAGCAGCTTGGGATTGGTAGGCAATGTGCCGACTGGCGATTGCGTTTGGGCAAGGCAGATCAGATCAAGAAAAACAGATCGAACCTCAAGATCCGCCAGCAGCCGCGTGTCGCTGGTCAGCCAACGCTGATAGTGGAACTCAACAAAATAGTGGCTTTCCAGCCTCTCACCCGCCTCAATCGGATATACTGGCAACTCGCAAGCATCGACCGGCTGCAAATGATTGGCCTGGATATTCATCCGCGCGCCCTTCCCATGGCCCGCGCGCCAACCGCACCTTTAACTTTCGCCAAGCGCTTTTGATAGTCAGCCAACGACACCCCCTCATGCAAGCATGGCATGCCCTGCCAATACCACCGAAGCCAGGTCCAATCTGGCGCGGCGGGGAATTGACAGCGCCGGGTTGCTAGGAGCGCGGTCATAGGTCTGCCTGCAAAAAAACGGGACGCGCGGCTTTCGTACCACCAGCGCGCCCCAAGTTTGACAGGGAGGATATGGGGGCCACTTGCAGGCGCGCCTGCCCCCGGTCAGCGAAGGCGTCGGATGGCGATCCGCGTCCTGCAGTGTTTTCGCAGACAACCGGGGCTTGTTTAGCACCCCGATTGCCTGCACCCTTCGCGGTATTCCAAAACCAAACGAAAGGGATTCTCATGAGCGACCCGACTATCGGCAACGGAACAATCCAGTTCCGATCAGCCATTCCTGAAAAGCCGGAAGCCACAACAACCACACGAGCAGGCGATGTGGACGTTAATATTGTCACCGAGGCTTCACCGGGCATTCCCGCCCATTTCTTAGTTACGCATCCGATCACGATCGCCTCCAAGAAGCAGGGCATTGAGACTGTGAACACAATTGCTTGGAACACGATTGTTCCAGCCGACGGATCCGAATCTCCATATCGTGAAGTAGAAGATGCCGCCGCCCACCTGATAGCTCCTGCGCTTCGGGATTTGGCCGACGCGATTGAGGCGCAGGTTGCAGATGATCTCCAAGAAAAGCAGTCAAAACAGTAAGGTCTCTAGCCTGGCGCTCAAACCGCTCTGACCTTAGTACAGCCAGCTCTCCGGCTACTCTGGAGAGCTGAGCCTCCAATTTCGCGACGCGAGCGTTCAGTGTGCGCGGATCTAGACCGGGGGCGCTCATGCAGCCTTCCCCACTTCGGATTGAAAGAAACCGGGCGCACCCGGATCCGTCAGGACCATCAGCAGAGCGATGTGGCTGGCGGGCGCGGTGACTGCGCCCCACCAGTTCAGCGCGGTTTGAAAACTGACATCGCAGAACAGCGCCACCTCGCGCGGGCTGTTGAACCGGGCGCGGAAATAGCTGGACCACAGATCCGGCGCGCTGGCCTTTAGGGCGTAGGGGTCAAACTGATTTGACCAAGAGCTTTGCCCCGACCCCGCGCTAGGGTCAGCGCATGGAATATCATTGTTCACAATCAGGGTCAGACGGGGGCGGCTCATGCGGCGTCCTCCGTCTGGTCAGCATCCGGCGGCGGATTTTTCGCCATATAGGCGCGCAGCCGGTCAACGGTGCGCAGCGTTGGGCTACCGTCTCCGCTTTCCCATTTCGCCCAGGTGCCACCACCCCCGACCCCAGCCTTCTGGATGACGGTCGATGGGGTGATCCCGAACCGCGCTGCATAGGCGCGAACATCTGCCATGAATTGTTCCATGGCTCATGGTTAGTTTTTTTATCCTACTATCGTCAAGGACAAAAGTCCGATGGATGTAGTTTGAGAATACTACGATGATCACCACTATGGACAAGCCCGATATAAAAGAACCGTTCTTGCGAAAACTGCGGGAGATAATCGACAGCGACCCAGAGATGACCGAGGCAGGTCTTTCTGTGAAGGCGGGACTGAACAACAGCACGATCAGGTTAATGTTCAAGAACGCTGAAAAGCGAAGCCCCCGCATAGATACAGCGCGAAAAATATGCGCCGCCCTTGGGACGACGCTGGAAGAATTTATGAGCGATGCGCAGTCGCCAGAAGAAAAAGAGATTGTTCGCCTAGTACTTCAACTGCCCGAGCATTTGCGCCAGCAACTGCTAGGCTATGGACAAGGTCTCGCTGCCGCTGCGGATCAGTCTCAGCCAAAAGACGCCTCAGAAAACGAATAAGTTCAATATCAGTCACGGAAATCTCCTCCTGCCACCCACCGGCAAAACAAGAACGAGACTGACACCCAACCACAATCTGAAATTGTGCAAACCACAACACCAAACAGAAAACAGAAAACCCAAGATGATCGCGAACCTTGCTAAATCCCTGGAAGTATGGACCCCCACGGCGCTTTCATTATTTTCACTCGCCGTATCATTTGCTGCTATCCGGCGCACCACGCCACCCCCCAAGACGCCAAGGGGATGGACAGAGGTCGTAGGTCACGGCGAAAAAGGTAGCACCTACCTGGTCTGCATTGAGAACCATACAGACAAGCCTTTTGGCCTGCTGTCTCTAACCAGCACAAGCGGCCCCTTCCTGATATCAATAAAGAATGAGGGGCAAGAAGGGTTTCACAGTGAAGAGCTTTCCGAGATAAAATTAAACAAACAACTTCTCCCAAATGAACTAATCAAAGAAAAGTTTGCCATACCAATTCTAGCTGAGAGAACCGCCCCCGCCGTCAAAGTGCACCTTTCGACGGGCAGACGTTACCGCAAAAGAGCAACTATCGAAATTCCGATACTGATACCCGAAAGGACGTAAGGCGCCACGTCCTGTAGCACCCACAATAAAATATCCATCCGCTAGCTCCTTTTCCAGTGAACCCCGCCCCGTGCGGGTTTTGATTCTGTATGCATAGTTTTTTTACACTACATTTATCTTGACGTAGGATTTTTAAACTATACATTGCCCTTCATCAACCGATGGAGGATTGAATGCAAGATAAATCAAATACCGTGCTGCGCGATGCCCAGCAGATTGCCGGATCACCCGAAGATCACATTGACGATCCGAACCTATTCACCACCGCCTGGGCAGCAATGAAGGCCGCGCGCGGTCAGGGCTTTGACCCCCGGCGCCTGCGACCACAGCACCTGATCGACCGGCCCGAACCCGCGCCGGAACCGATCGACCAGACCCTAATCCGGGTGGGCGAAACCGTGCGCTGCTATGCCGAAAAACAGGGATACCGGGTTCACCACCGCCATGCCGCGTGATCTGAACATGCCCCGCCACACTGCCTGCCACATCATCCGGCACGGCACCTTGCCGCCCGCATCCCAGCGGGCACCACCCCCGCCCCACTAGCAACATCAGGCCTGCGATAGGAGGACATCGCAGGTCTTGTTTCACCCAGTTTCCGCGTATTTTCCGATCACTGCGCGGGATAGTGCGGGCGGTTTCAGTCCTCCTCCAAAGTACCCACCGCCCGCACACCAACCCACCGAGGTCATACAATGCCCGCACACAGCCTTGCCGCCGCCGCGGCTGAAATCGCCGCCCAGCAGGGCCTTTGTAAAATGCTTAAATTTCAAGATCTGGGCGGCGAGCTGACCCCTCCCAGCGATGATCCGCAGGACTGGTGGGAACCGGAAAACCTGACCCACCGCGCCGAATTGCACGGCATCAAGGCGAGCGCCGACAACTTCTTTGACGCCATCACCGCCTGGACCAAAGCCGCCCATCAGGCCAGCGCCCGAAATCGCCGCGCCACCGATGGCCGCCCGGATTGCCCCTACAACGGGCAAGGCCTCGCGCCAGAAGCGTCAAAGGTTTCAAAATCTGCTGATCAGATTAATTGCCAGGATCCTCTGGTATCTGACGCGCAGCCGCGCTCAAGCGAAGAAGATCTTGGGCCAACTGATCGGCCTGCTCTGGCGTCAAGACGATTTGAAGCGCATCAAGTTTCGCCTGTGTATTCGCTACCGCCACCAGATGTTCAACTGATTGAACCGTCTCAAGTCGCAATAGACACGACATCCCAAATCCAACAGCGGGCGTCCAGCCCACCACCGGACAAAGAGTGATGTTTCCCGACTTGTCCGTATCCCAACCTGCAGCCGTCATGAATGCTCTCCCTCAAAAAGCAAAACAATCGCAGAGAGAAACATTTTCAGCAACAACCGCCGGGCCCCATCCAGACAACAGGAGGCACCCATGCAGCAGATCTCCCAGGACAAGGCCCCCATGCGCGCCGCCATGCTGGCCAACGATGTGGCCTTTCAGCGCTACGCCGCCACCCGCAATGGCTTCCCCGGTGGTCAGTTCAGTCAGACAGCGGCGACAGAACACCTGCGCACCGTCTGCCGGATCCAGAGCCGCAAGGAACTGGCGACCGATGCCGCAGCCTTCCAACGATTTCTGCGCCTGCACACTGATTTTGAAATCAGCGCTGGCCGCTTGCCGACCCCACGCTAACCCGAAAGGAACCTCAAGTGATGACCGCCCACCTGCCCCCCGCCATGACCAAACCAGTGCCAAACGACCCCTACAAAATGCGCTCGATCGAACAGATCTTGTCCCTGTTTGATGGCGGCAACTTTCTGCAGCAGCTCATGGCTGATCACCGTCAGTTGCAAATGGATCTGCTGGAACACAAAGCAGAGCATGGCGCCAAGGGCTGCAGCGGCAGCATGACCATCACCCTGAACTACGCCCTGGGCAACTCCGGCGATGTGGCGATGGGCGCAACGGCCAACTTCAAAGGGCCAAAGAAACCCCCATCCAGCGCCGCCGCCTTCATCAACGAAAAGGGCGAGCTGACGCTCTACAGCCCATTCATGAAGCAGATGCACCAACCGCGTGATGTCACCGACTACGACCCCGAAACCGGCGAAATCCGAGATCTGGATTAGGCAGCCACGAAACCAACAACTCATCGCCAAAGGAAAACCAAATGGCATATGACGACCCAGACGTAATGCAAAACCCGGCTGAAACCATGCGCAAGGTCAAGGAAGAAATCGGCAATCACACTCCAGTCACCCTGCCCGATGCACTGGACCTGACCAAACCCGCCATCATCAGCAGCCCAAAGCACCGCGACACCAAGAACCTGACAGGCGAGATCCGCGCTGCTGCCGAGTTCCTGAAACCAGCCCGGCGCAAGGGCACAGCGCAGCTGGAAGATCTGCAAAGCCTGATCGACTGGGCCAATAGGTTCAAAGGCTATACCTCTGCCCTGTTTGCGCGCGCTGATATGAAGGCCCCCAAATTGACCTGCATTGCGGATTACCACGCGGGCGGCGCGATCGACCCCGTGTCCGCCACCGGAGACGCAACAGCGCGCCACTGCCATCACAAAGCCATCTACAGCTTCCCCCTGTCAGATGAATGGGAGGCCTGGATGAATATCTCAGGCGAGGCACTGGCCAAGGATGAAATGGGGGAATTCATCGAAATTCATGCCCTCGAGGTCATGGACCCAACTCCAGCGATTATCAAAGGATCTGCCTCCGACAAGAACCAAGGTTGGGAAAACCGCCTGATCGAAACCGCCGAAAAGATCGAGGGCCGGTTTGGCCAGCTGCACCAGCTACTGCAGATGAGCCGGCAGTTTCAGGTGTTTGAGACCAGCGACCTGAAAGTCAGCACCAATCGCGACACCGGCGAATCCCAGATCAACTTTCTGAATGAGCATAAGGACGCAGAGGGCGCACCGTTGCAAATTCCCAACCTGATCATCATCGCCATCCCCGTGTTCCGGGGCGGCGCCCCTTATCGCATGGCCGTGCGCTTTCGTTACCGCAAAAGCGGCAGCACTGTGAAATTCATCATGACGGTTTTCAATCCTGAAAAATACTTTGAAGACGCCTACCGCGAGGCGGTGGCGAAAGCCCGAGAAGGGACGGAACTCCCCCTTTTCTATGGCAGCCCAGAAGCCAGCTAAACCCGCCTGATTTCTCTTTTTGCCCCCTCATTAGCCGAGGGGGCAGCGACGGAAACCAGGAGCCACCATGAAACAATTGAAAGTGCTTATCGGCTGCGAGACCAGCGGCGCGGTGCGACGCGCCTTTCTCGATCGCGGCCATGACGCCTGGTCCTGCGACCTGCTGCCCGCACAGGACCGCAGCAACCGCCACATGCAATGCGATGTGCGCGAGGTGCTGGATATGGGCTGGGATATGCTGGCCGTCATGCATCCGCCCTGTACCCGGCTGTGCAACAGCGGAGTACGCTGGCTGCACAAGCCACCAAAGGGGCGCAGCCTAGCAGAGATGTGGGCGGACCTCGATGAAGGTGCCGCGCTGTTCTCAGCCTGCTGGAATGCGCCGATCGCGCGCGTCGCGGTGGAGAACCCAGTGATGCACAAGCACGCGAAACAGCGGATCAAAAACTTCCAACCCGCCGCGCAACATGTGCAGCCATATTGGTTCGGAGATCCCGCATTCAAGGCAACCGGGCTTTACCTGCGCGGCCTGCCCAAACTGACGCCCACCAACAAGCTGACGCCGCCAGCGAAAGGCACGGAAGCCCACAAGCACTGGTCAGCTATCCACCGCGCCCCACCAGGTGAACTCCGCTGGCAGATCCGCAGCAAGACCTTCCCAGGCATCGCTCGCGCAATGGCCCAACAATGGGGCAACCACGCAACAGAACAATCGACAACCTGAACCCAGCCACCGGAGGCCAAAATGACACAGCAACTAATTGCCGTAGACGCTGACGCCCTTTCACGTCTCCAGGATGAACTGACCGAGATCAAGAAGCTACTCCTATCTTCCAAAATCAGTCCGCCGGCCAAGTGGATCACAGTCGCGGAATACGCCCAAAAGGCGGGAAAGTCAGAGGCGACAGTCCGCCGCTGGGTCAGAGATGGAAAACTGGAACGCAACAAGGGGCTGGTCAAAAATCTCGAGAGCTAAGTGCTGGCCCTATCCTTCACAATTCCATGCCCGCCACAGATGAATGGCTACGGCCAGCCCAAAGCTGCCGTTGGCCGAGTAGCTTCTATGATGCGGCGCAGTTAGGGAATGTTGCCGGGTTAACTCTCTATCTCGGTCGAGCACCTGGGCCACACCATAGCCGCAACCTCTGCGCGGCTCGTTGCGCATTTTG